GGAGAGATGAGTTTATAGAAGAAAAATGGGCAGAGTTATATGATTATACAGTAACCTTATGCCATGACCATCATTTACAACTTCATTCAATTTACGGTAAAGATCCTTCCCTAGCTACTGCTAAGAAGCAGGAAAACTGGGTAGAAATACAGAGAACTAAACATGGCTTGGTATGATAAACTACTCGGTAGAGAAGAAGAAAAGCTGAATCCTGCCCAGCGTTACTACGACCATAAAGTCGAACCCAGCAGAGAGCCCATTTATAACTATGAGCGCGCATACGAGGAACTAGAGATAGTTAATCGTGGTGTTAATATGATAGTAGACGACTCAGCTGAGATTGGTACTATTGTAGGAATGGCAACAAAAGGTACAGCAGTAATAAAAGGTATTAAGCGCAGTAGAGTTGATCTCCTTCTTAATACTGAGCCTAACCCTTTTCAAGACATAAATACATTTCGTAGAAACTGCATTATAGATCTTATACTAGACGGGAATATATTTATATATTTTGATGGAGTACATTTATATCACCTGCCCGCATCTAAGATGATTATTCATGCAAGTGATACTACTTATATCGAAAAGTTTACTTTTAACGAAAAAATAACTTATTCTCCTAGTGAGATTATTCATGTTAAAGAGAACTCCTTTTACTCAATCTATCGAGGAGTTCCTCGTCTGAGTCCTGCACTTCGTACTATGCAACTTATGACTAGCATGAGAAAGTTTCAGGACAACTTCTTCAAGAACGGCGCTGTTCCAGGGCTAGTATTGAAAAGTCCTAATACTCTTTCTGAAAAAATTAAAGAACGTATGCTTATGTCTTGGCAGGCTCGATATAAGCCAGACGCAGGAGGTAGACGCCCTCTTATTCTTGACGGCGGCATAGACATAGATTCTATTTCAAATGTAAACTTTAAAGAACTTGATTTTCAAAGCGCTACTGAAGAAACTGAGAAGACTATATTAAAAGCATTAGGTATTCCACCTATTCTTTTAGATTCAGGCAACAATGCTAATCTTCGACCAAACATGAGATTGTACTACCTAGAGACAATATTACCTATAGTTACAAAGCTCAACTATGCTCTAGAAAGATTTTTTGGATATGAACTATCTGAAGATTTAACAGGAATTCCTGCACTACAACCAGAACTACGTGACTCAGCTCAGTACTATTCTGCTCTTGTAAATGCAGGTATAATTACACCAAACGAAGCGCGTGATAACTTAGGTTTTGAAGGTATAGAAGGTCACAGCGATTTAAGGGTTCCTGCTAATATTGCAGGGAGTGCCGCCAACCCTGACTTAGGCGGACGACCAATAGAAGGAGATACAAATGGCGAATAAAGCTCAAGTGCGAAAAACACTAGAAACAGTAGCTATGTTCTTTGCTGAAAAAGGCAAAGTTTTAAGTCAAGCAGAGTATATAAAATGCACAGATAAACCAGTTTTACTTTCAGGCATTCGAAGAGTTTTTAGATCCTACTCTAGAATGTTAGTAATGCTAGAGAGAAATGAGCCTCAACTTTGGCTCATGGCTACAAACCCTAAACCAAAGATGGAAATGCCAAAGCCACAGCCTGTAAAAATAGAAGTACCCAAGCCTGTGAAGACAGAGGTAAAGAAAGATGGAAAAGATATTTAACCTAACCTCCACATTCAAAGCACAAGCCGGAGAAGATGGTAGTGTTATGATTCGTGGAATGGCAAGCACTGCTGATTTTGATCGCGCTGGTGATTCTATTTCCGCAGAAGCTTGGACAAAAGGTGGTTTAAAGAATTTCGAAAAGAATCCTATTATTCTTTTTAATCATGACTATGATCGACCAATTGGTCGTGCGACTGGCATGAAAGCTGGTCCAAATGGTCTAGAACTAGAATGCAAAATCAGTAAAAGTGCCCCTGGCAATGTTGCTGAACTTGTTAAAGATGGTGTCCTTGGAGCCTTTTCTGTTGGTTTCCGTGTCAAGGATGCAGACTATATTAAGGAAACCGATGGATTAATGATTAAGGATGCTGAGTTGTTTGAAGTTTCGGTTGTTTCCGTACCTTGCAATCAGGCAGCTACTTTTTCTTTGGCGAAATCTTTTAACTCTATGACAGAGTATGAAGAGTTCAAGAAAACTTTCACAAATCGTGTAGATCTAGCCGGTCAGACTCTGGCTAAGGACGAGGTCAATACCTCTAGCGTAGCTAGTGACACACCGGAAAAGGCGGATTTATCCGCACAACAGGAGATCAAAATGTCTGAAGTTAATACTCCAGAAATCGACTTGGAAGCTTTTGCTAAAAAAGTAGCGGAGCAAACTGCTGCTAATATCGCAATGAAGCAAGCCGAGCAGAAAGCAGCTGAAAAAGCTGAACAAGAAAAAGCAGCAGCGGAAGTTGCCGCTAAAGCAGCACAAGAAGAGCAAGTTAAAACTGCAGTAGTTACTGCTGTTGAGACTGGTGCTGAGCGTTTGCAAGCAGACCTCGAAGCTAAATTAGCTGAGAAAGATGCAGACTTTAACGCAACTCTTTCTGCATTCAAGAAAGAACTTGAAGAGAAGAGTGATGAGCTTGCTAAGATGCGTGACTCAAAGCGTACTTTTGCAGATCGTACAACTAATAACGATCTCACTAAGTGGGGCAAAGATTTCATGCAAGCACATATCCTTGGTGTAGTAACTGGCAAAGGTATGAATACTGCATTCGGTCAAAGCATTCAAGAGAAAGCAGGTATCGACTATGCAACTAATGCTGGTGATATCGATCAAGAAGTTTCTCGTCAAATTGAAAAGGAAGTTACTTTGAATCTGCGTACAGCTGGCCTGTTCCGTGAAATTCAAGTAAATGGTGCAGCAACTGTACTACCTATTCAACCAGACGTTGAGCCTGCAACTTTCCAAACTGGTGCAGCTTCTGCTGGTAATCTAGAAAATCGTGATGCTTCTGATAACACATATAAGCCTTCTCAAGTAATCTTGAATGCTTATCGTCTAATCTCACAGACTTTCATGGATAACCATGTAGACGAAGAAGTTCTTGTTAATTTGATGCCTATGCTCGTTGAGTCAGTTGCTCGTGCACACGCCCGCGCAGTAGATAATGCTATCATCAATGGTGCTGGTTCAATCACTGGTCTTGATGGCTATGCAACTGCAAGTTCAGTAGCTCCTAGCATTGGTGGCGGTGACGTTCTTACAGCAGCTAACCTTCTTACTGCTCGTAAGGCAATGGGCAAGTACGGTATTAACCCTACTGATGTTGCTTACATCATCTCACAAGCACGCTACTACGAGCTTATCGAAGACTCAGGTTTTGCCGACATTACTGATGTAGGTTCTGATATCGCTACTAAGATTACTGGTGCAATTGGTGCGGTATATGGTTCACCTGTAATCGTTTCTGATAGCTTTGTTAATGAGACTGCTGGCGTTCCATGCGCATTTGCTGTTAACACTCGTAACTATGCAATTCCACGTTTACGTGGCGTTCAAGTTGAGACAGATTACGAAGTCGGTAATCAGCGTCGTGTTATCGTTGCTACTCAATCACTCGGTTTTGAAGAGTTGGTTGCAGACACAGCAGGTAACCGTTCGGCTGTTAAGATCGACCTCGCATCTTAATCTGAACCAAGGGACTGGGGGGAGTTCGCTCCCCCGAGTTTTTATTAGATGACTCAAATATGACGGATTTAATTACACTAGAAGAATATAAAGAAGCTGAAGGCATTCAATCTCCGAAAGAAGACTTGCGCCTTGAAGCTTTAATTCCTGCTGTGAGTCAGTTAATAAAAACTTACTGTGGAAATAGCATTGTAGACTACTACAGTACTAATAAAACAGAAGTCATTAATGTTACTTGGGATACTCATATGATACAACTTACTGAGAGTCCTGTAAATACTATAGTATCTGTAGAAGAGCGAGCGTCTTATCAAGATAGTTATGTAGCTCTAACAGAAGCTAATCATGAATTTTATTTTGATTCTAATACTGATGGTCTTTTGCGTACTACTGGAGGCATAAACTTTCGTAACTGGCGAAAAGGTCCTGGAGCAGTAAGAGTTGTATATACTGCTGGGTATGAAACTGTTCCTAAAGATTTACAGCTTGCAGTAATTGACTTAATTACTTATTATTTAAAAGATGAGCATAAAGAACGTCGTACACTAGCAGGGGCGTCTGTACAGAACCAAGCAAGTTCTAGTCAACGAGATAACGTAGCTTTCCCAGACCATATCAAGCGTGTGCTTGATTTATATAAGAACTTCTAATGGCAAGTAGTGGATTAACTAAAATGTCTAAAAGAATATTAGACAGATTGGAAATGACTACAATGAGATCCAAAGTAGAAGAATATGAAGGACAAATTTTTGTTTGGGATAAAGCATCTTTTGAAGATGCGATGAGAGCTCAGACTTCTGATGAAAACGTAAAAGAGCTTAGTGGTATTTGGTCCACAAGACTAGCAAGCCAAGATGCTCGTCAAATGTCTGTAAAAGCTTTTAGAGGTAGATTACTTTCAGCAAAAGAATATGTTATAAATACTAAGGCAGAGGGCTACTCCCCTGCTACTCATGAAATATATGCAGTATTTAACTATGATACAGTACAAAGAATAAAAAGAGAAGTGGGAAAAAGATTTAACGAACTTACAGGAAAAGACTCTAAGCTAGTAACAGGAAGATTAGATAAGGGAGACATTATAAGTGAAGCTAGTGGATCTCATGTAGGCCATGGAGAGTTTGGAAGTGCTGTAAGTACCACTAAGGTATTTGCAGCAGAATCAGTAATGCAAACAAAGACTTCCAAAACAAAATATTCTAATACTCAAGCGTATAAAAATATATCTAATCACATAGTTGAGTATAAAAGAAATATGGGTGTAAGCCTTTCTACTGAGCACTTTCAAGAAGTATCCGCAAGAGGCTCGTTAACGAAAAAATACACTCCAATACTTTCAGAGCAAAAAAGTATTGATAACCTTTCCGAGGCTATAGGAGAGAAAGAAGCTTTAAGAGTGTTAACGGAATCTGTAAGAGATGAGTATTTATTTTTACTAGATCAAGAAGGTTCAGACACTTTGTTAGAAGCCATAGAAGCTACGACTTTACATAATTTAACAAAGTCAAAGAAAGTGAAATATAAGGGAACCGCAAAACCTAGGGCTATTGTTAAGTCGAAGGGAAAATCAAAAGCAGTAAAGGGCAAAATAACTACTAAACAGAAAGTAGCTATCGCTTCTGGAGCTGGAGCTATTGAAGCTAAGGCTACCAAAAGCGGGGCGAGTAGCAGAGTTGTTAATAAAAGTTTTTCACAAGTACAGCTATATGCTGCTTTAAATGCACGAATTAATGCTGTAGTGGCAAAAAACATGGATCTTCCGGGACTACAGTATCAAACAGGTAGATTTGCTTCAGGAGTTAGAATTACAGATGTAAGTAAAACACCTCAAGGATTTCCCTCCATAGGCTATACTTACCAACTGTACCCTTATCAAACTTTTGAGCCGGGGTTTAAACAAGGTAGTCCTGATAGAGATCCTCGTAAACTAATCGATAGGTCAATACGAGAAATAGCAGCTCAAATGATAACTGGAAGATTGTACACTAGGAGACAATAATGGCTACAAGAACGTACTCAACTAGAAGGCAGGCCATTGTAAATGCTCTAGTGGATAAGCTAAAAAAGATAGACG